GATTGATACTTTTTTAGGTCAGACATTGTTTTCCTTAATCATAGTTCAGTATATTCAATAAACTGATCTTTTGGTTTACTAAGTTTGTTAACTCCGCACGTTCTTGCACATGTAATTAGTTTTTCTGCACCCCAATACTTGTGCCATACTGTTTGCCAAGCATTAGAATCTATTACATCTTTTATAGAATGATCAAGAGCATTAGTATTTCCTAAATCTGCAATAAGACTAGAGTGCTGTGATTTTATCTTTTGTCTAATATCTTTAGCTAAATCATTAGGGTGTATATAATTATACGGAGCACTTGCTAAAAAACAGCAAGGCATAATGTTTCTTTGTGCGGTTATATAAATTTCTTTACGTTTTAATACTATGCAATCTATTTCACTAGCGTCCACTACGTCCTTATAGTTGTCAATTACGTCTTGAGTTATAAGAGATATGTTACTTCCCGTAGGCGGCTCTAGGTAGTATTCAAGCTGGCCTTTTTTATCTAAAACTTCAAACTTATCAGTAGCAACAAATCTTGCACTATCTTTACATGTAAATCTAGCAAAGCCATGTTCCGTTGCTAATGCTTCACAAGCAAGCTGTTGATGTTCGTTATGTTTAAATTTTATAAACGCCCATTCTGCTATACCGCCTGCATTAATAAACGCTTTTGCATTTTTTAATACGTTGTCAAAGTCAGTACCAATACGATATAGGCTGTGCGTATCTGCTAATCCGTCAATTGCAAAAATAACACAGTGTTTACTAGGCAATGTTTTTGCAAGTTTCTTCCACCAATCTGTACTTCTTGCTCCGCCGTTTGTGTGTATTCTAATCTCTATAGCAGGTTTAACATCAGTTGCATAGCTGCACATTTCTGCTAAATCGTTATTGATGATAGGATCACCAAAGTTTCCACAAAAGTAAAAACTGTTTATTTGGTGTAGTACTTCGCTAGTTAATATGTGTTTGAAATCATCAATTGTCCAATCTTGATTTTTAATTAATGGATTTTCTAATCCGCCGTGATAGTTTCTACTACACATTGGACAACTAGCCTGACACCTATTTGTTATTTCTAAATGAATATTTTGTAATTCATTAAATTTAAACATTTTTCTTTTTACCTATAATCATATATCTATTGTATTTAGGCGTTTGTAACTCTCCTTTGTAAAAGACCTGGATGTTAGACATTTTTACAAAATCGTCTAGGCTAGAAGAACATCTAATATGCTCGCCTAGCTCGAAATAGTTATTGCTTTGTAATATAATTGTAGCATCATTTGGTTGATTAGTTAACCACTTGTTGTATTGTTCTTGTGTAATATGCTCGCAACTTGTATTAATAACTACATCAGCATCACTAGTGTGTTCACACATATCCGCTGTTACAGCACTAAATTTGTTGTCATCTAAGTAACGTCTGTTTACAGTGTTTGCTATATCTTCGCACACAGGGTCTATATCAACGCTTGTAATGCGCTGTACAGCAATATTAGAGTTAAAGAGTATACTTGCCAGCACTCCGTTCCACCCACCGTGTATGACGATATTTAACGGTCTAACGGGTACAAATTCTAATAGGTTCTCAGCTAACCATACTTTGCTGTTTACTTGCCCTTTCCAAAAACTTTCAAGTGTACGATATGTATCATCACTATCTCGAATAGCATCCATCCAAAATAATACGTCTTGTATATCAACCTTCATCTTGCCACTCTTTGTTTAACTTTTTTATTTCTTTAAAGACTGTTGAATTTATACCTTGTACATCTAATGTAGAAATTAAGAAATCTAAATCTTTTGGTAAACACTTTCCACCGAATCCTTGTTTATTATCAAACCCTGGTACATCTAAATATGATTGTTTTGGCTGTACAGCAAGAAACATATCTTTAACAGCATCATAGTTTGCATCAACACTATTTGCTAGGTCATAAAATGTATTGGCAAAAGCAATACGCATTACAGCAAGATTATTTGAAAACATTTTTACAAGCTCTGCTTCTTTTGTAGAGCATGTTACTATATCATAAATGTCATTAAGCCATGTTGGAACTTCACTGTTGCACCCTACAATTAAAGGGCGATTAAGACAATCAGTTTCCCAATGTCTTTCTCGTAAAAATTCTGGCATATATATTACACAAGGTTTGTTTATTCTTTCACATGCACCAATTGGCAATGTACTACGGATTATAACTGTATCTGCTTTTAGTTGTTCTATCTCGCTAATTAATATGTTAACGTCAGTTTGTGTATTAGTAGGAATACATACAAATACTACATCAGCATCGTCTAATATACTTCTATTTGTATTCAAATTAAGATCATGTATAATTGTGTCGTTAGGTAATCTTAATCCTAACATTGTAGCTTTGCCAACAAAGCCATGACCTAATATTCCAAACTTCATATTTTTCTCTTTGGTAGTTTACTATCTGCACTACTCATACAACTAGGAGTTATACACGGCTTTGGTTGTTTAAATATTTCAAAGCCGCCGGTTGTAGTACCTAACAAATCGTCATGACAACTATGACTACGCCTTACCTCAGTATCTCGTATTATAATACCTTGATAACCTGCATTACATTCCCATCCTTGAAACTTATTAAATCCAAATGCATTAAAACGTTCTGCTTGATCTATTTCGTACTCTACTCCTTGATCTGTTTTAAGTAAGACTTGTGCGACTGATTCTCCTTCCCAGTGTTGTGGGAAACCTTGTCGCAAGATTGTGATCTGGTCTTCAGTGTATCCATGTACCACGTGGGAGGCGGTTGGATCGGACTGGGGCTTGAGAGTGACATTAATACCTCTGGCGGCAAATCGTTCCAGGCGTTCATAAAGTTCTTCGAACATTTGCGGCACCATAACTTGATTGATTGTAACATATACTCCTCCTTCCATAAGTTGTAAACATGTATCACCGAACTTTTGTTCATCTGCAAACTCTGCATGAAAACTTGCTGTAACACTTCGGCGTTGTAAACTTTTTGTGTTATGTATATACTTATCCCACCAAATAGGGCCTGGTGATAGATTTGTAGTCATGTGTATGCTTTGATACTCAGCTTCTGTGTCATTACAGTAATGCTCAACTAATGGCATAAACTGTTTATTTGCTGTGGGCTCTCCGCCGCTGAAACTAAAATGGAAGTTTGTAAAGTTATTTGCACGAGCTTGTGCTTTGATACTATCCATGGTCTTTAAGTACAATTCTGTCGGCTTCTTGTCTGGGACACTAGATCTTGCGTGTGGCCAGCAATAACTGCACGAATAATTACAATATCTAGTGGTGATCCAAGAGACTGTGAAAAGATGGCTCTCTAGGAGAGTTTTCTGGCCGAATTCCGTAATATCTTGCCATGGTATTTGCTCGTAAGTATTATTCATAAGCGCCTTGCAATATTAAATGCTAGTGTGTATTTGTAATCATCTTGTAAATGACTATCGCACCAATGTTTAGTTGTTCCTTTAAACAAGATTAATCTACCAGGCTTGCAATCATAAGAAACTTTAGTTTCGTTGTATTCTGTCTGTTCTTCAGGATGTATTTCTAAATCATAACTTGCTGTACTAAAATTAATCTTTGCATCTTTAGGAGCATCTAAGTAATACACTCCTGTAACAATTGCGCCACCATGTACATGCGGCATATGATAATCATGCTTGCCTACTTTGTTTGCCCACATATTTGTAATGCCTACATTTTCTCCAGCATAGCCAAGGTCTTTCATAAAGTGGAAAGACTTTTCTAACATAGCTTGATTAAAATTATTAAACTCGCTATGCTGGAATAACTGTTGATTGGTGCCATGTGTTGTTTGAATATGTGCATCTAATGTATTGTTAGGCTTTACTTCATTATCAATAACTTTTTTCATTGCAGGTATATCGTCCATGCAAAAGTTATCTTCAACTAATATAGGTACACAAAAATGTTTATTGATCATTGAATCTTTCCTCTAGCCAATCAAAGTCGTTAATAAGTGCAAGAACTTCGGGCTTGTTTTTATTTTCTTTTCCAAACACAGTGCCTTGTTCAGCGCCACGTTTTGCTTCTGCTCTAAATGATGCATCTGGTATAGGATGTAGCCATGCTTGCAATCTATCTTCTGTTTCATCGTCAATTTGTCCAGTAATACTTTTACTTGCTAGTTTAGTACATTCTCTAAATGCACTTTTCCAAGTATTGTATGCATCAGTATTAAACACTGTATAATTACTTAACTGATCTACAACTTTAAATCTATCACTAATACTAGTAGTCATGTCAGTTGTGTTAACATCTACGTTTTCTGTAAGTAGTCTTGGTAATAATTTAACGCCACCGTTTCCGTACTGTAATCCATTAACAGGATTTATACTTCTCCATACATGCACGGTTGTTTCGTCCCACACAGGCACTTGGTAATCAAATTTAAAATCATCACACATATCAGCATCTCCGTCTACTACAAAAAACATTCTAGTTGATGATATCTCAGCCGCTTTTTTATGTGCTTGGTGTATTCCTTTTACATCTCTTATCCAACGTAAATTTATTCTTGGATCTTCTTGTCTAATTTTATCCTGTAGTTTCTGAAAGTGTTTATCAGCATTAGGTTCTTTATAGCTGATAAAGGCAACGTCATAAGGCAACGGCTCTGATACTACTTGCTCATGTTCTTTTCGTGCAACTACATATCTACTATTAAATTCTCGTCTGCCTAGTTGGTGTTTAGTTGTCGATAACACAACTCCATTATGGTATGTTGCTTCTCCGTTAAACAAATGTTGATAAACATGATGCATATCCCTATCAGCATCGTATCTGCCATCTGTAGGATTATAATATAAGTCAAATATTGTTTTATCTGTTATAGAAATATTATCCCATATAAGCCAAAACAACGAACTAGTTTCAGTAGTTAATAATTTTTCATATTGTTCATACGAACTAACGACATGTCTTGGGTATCTATACCTACTAGCAACTATGTCAACTTCTTTTCTATTAATCAAAAATCTATGTTCTACTTCTCTTTTAGACAAGGGCTTATTAATAGACGCAAGTACTATTCCGCCATGATAACTTTCTTCGTCATTACATAAATTCTTATACACATGATTTTCATTTCTATCATAACTGTTATGGTGACTGAAGTATGACGTTAGTATGACACTTTTGGTTACTTCTACATTCTTCCATATGCACCAAAACATATTGGTATTACACTTTTCAAGTGCATTTTCGTAATCTTCATATGTATCTATATCAAAAACGTCATACTTTGCAGGCATACTTGCTACAATGTCAACTTCTTTTTTGTTTACAAAGAACCTATGTTTTATTTCTTTTGCCGATATGTGTAGATCTTTTGGTACTAAACATATGCCATCATAGTAACTATCATTTAAAAACGTATGTACATATTTCTTATCCCAATCGGCTACTTCGTAATCAAATTCAAATGTATCACTTACATCTAAATCGTCCCAAACAACATAAAACATGTCGCTTAGAGCTTTACGTTGTGCTTGTTCAAAACTAGTTGTAAATTTAGCCGTGGGGTATTTTGTACACAGTGTCTTGTACCGAGGCTGATTATTCTTTGGTGATACAAATATTATATCATACATCTTATTATTATACAGCCTTATTGTAGACTTGTCAAGTAAAGTGACATGGAATAAAGATCAAAATCTAATCCTGTGCGAGTAGGTTTAGCAGTAGACTCTGCCATTTGTGCTTTTACTATACTAGGGATTGTTTTACCTTTTACATATTCTAGTGCCACTTTCCTATTATATTCAAGTGGTTCTTTAATTTTTTGGTATAACTCGTTAACATCGCTGTTAAGAACATATTCAATATTTTTAATAATTCCGTCTACTCGATCATCTATAAGTTCTTCATCATCAAACCTATAATCAAAAATTTCATCGTATAACACAAATCCCATGTCTTTTAGATTTTTATGAAAATGTTTGCAGCCTAGAGTTAAAAAAGGTAATCCAAATAATAATCGCATTGTAGTTTTTTCTGTTAGAAAAAATTCTTCGATCCAAGATTCAGTAGCAACGTGTAAGAAACTTTCAAAATATTGTTTATTAAAAATATAAGGATGATCTTGATTAAAATTATCTCCTAGTGTTAATAGTTTACCATCATAATGTTTAAATTCTATACCATGCCCGCCTGCACCTAAAAAAGATACAAGGCCTTTGTTTAGTATATTTTGCTTTGCTAGTTGATCAATTAATGCAACACGATGAGGTTTTGCTCTATGATTAAAACAAGAATATGGTATAGTAAACTTATAGTCGTATCCTTCTAAATATTTCTTAGTATTATTATAAAAATTAGGTTGATGATGCATATTGTGATACGCAAACAGAATAAAGAAATCAAACCATTCGTAAAAATTACATAATTCTATATCTATACCAAGTTCTTTTACAAGTTCTGTTTGGTGATTAATAGACGATGCTAACACTATATTACAGGTAATATTATGTTTGTTAATATGTTTAACAACAGCAGGGGTTATCTTAGACAGTTCGCCTTCATAGAAGTAAAAGAAATTAATTACATCTACATGAGTAGTTTTAATTATGGTTTGTATTTCTGTTGCCGAATTATACCAAGGCGTAAAAGATACTATATTAGGTAGACGCATTCCGAACTTGCTCCAATATCCAATCATATGTTTTCTTAATACCATACTCAAGGTCTTCGTTAGGTGCCCACTTCAGTTCTCTTTTTATTAACTTGTTATTACTTTTCCTGCCCATTACTCCTAACGGTCCGTCGACATTTGTAATTTTAATATTTTTTTGAGCAATGCTACCTATCATGTATGCAAGATCGTTAATAGATATCATTCTTTCACTACCAAGATTTATTGGCTGATCATAAGATCCGTTCATAATGCGATCAATTCCTTTTATACATTCATCAATATACAAAAATGTCCGTGTTTGTTTTCCTGATCCCCAAACTTCAATACTATCGTTTTGTGTTTCAGCAACTTTTCTGCATAATGCAGCAGGTGATTTTTCTTTACCATTATTCCACGAACCTTCAGGACCATATATATTGTGTAGTCGAGCAATCCTTACATGCAAATTGTAGTTACGTGCATACGCTAGATATAATCTTTCACTAAACAACTTCTCCCAACCGTAGTCCGAATCAGGATCTGCTGGATATGCCAACGATTCCTCTAGCGACGGATTTGTAATATCTGTTTGTAACTGTTGAGGGTACATACAAGCACTAGAAGAATAAAATACTCTAGAAACTTTATTCTTTACCATTTCGTTAACAATATTTAAATTAATTATTGCCGAGTTATGCATAATGTCTGCATCATTTTCACCTGTAAAAATATATCCTGCTCCGCCCATGTCAGCTGCTAATTGATATATTTCGTATAAGTCACTAGTTACTAGTTTGCTAACTTCGTATTGATCACGCAAGTCTGCTATATGAAACTCGTCAGCAGCAGTTTCTACATATTCAGGATGCTTCAAGTCAGCACCAATAACATAATACCCTTTTTCTTTAAGGTCTTTAACTAAATGTGCGCCAATAAATCC